AGAAGAGATGGGTATCGACCCGGGTACGATCTTCATTGACGAAAATAAGGAGTAGCAACGTAGATGGCTTTTACTAAATACTTTGTAGAGATGCTCAAGCAGGAAGGCACTAGCACTACCAAAATACTAGTGCCTGTTAGCCCCAGCTTAATTATCGGTGACGATGGTGAGCTAGCACCTAGTATGACTACCGATGATTTACTAGACGGTCAAGTTACAGCCGCTAAGATTGCTTCCGGTGCTGCTACCCCTGTTAAGACGCGCAACGTGCAGGCCGTAACTGCTACTGATGCGGGCCTTACTACGGGTATCATAGATGATACCACTACTCACGCTACAGTTACTTCTAGCGCAGGAACGAAGGTTGTCACGTTACCTACACCTACCCCCGGCCACATGGTAGTTATCGACGTAGGAGCTAATGGCTTTAAGCTACAATCAACCGCTCCTGCTACTATTGCTATCAACGGTGGATCAGGCGCTAGCGCGGTTAGTGCTATCGCAGCTAGCAGCACGATCTTAGCTATATGTATCTCGGCTACAGCTTGGAAAGCAATCTTCCTAGATGCCGACTCAGACGTGGCTAAAGTAGCGGCGGCGGCATAGTATGAAGGCTAGCGACCGTTACGATAGCCTGATTAAGTTCTACGCGGAAGAAGCCGGGTTTATAGGTAAGGAGTGGTTACAGCTCAAGGCCCAAATCCGCGCTGAGTCTGCCTTCGAGCCTAGAGCACAATCAGGCGTAGGAGCTAAGGGCTTAGGGCAGTTTATGCCTCCTACCTGGGCAGAGTGGGCAACTGGTAAGGACGTATTTAACCCAGAAGAGAATATCAAGGCCCAGGCTAAGTACATGCGTTGGTTGCTACAGCGTGTGACTACTTGGGAGTGCGCTTTTGCTGCTTATAATTGGGGGATCGGTAACGTGCTAAAGGTGTGGCAAGACCCTCAATGGAAAAGTCGTCTACCTAAAGAAACAAAAGACTACCTTGACCGCATTGCGAGTTACCATGAGGAATACTTAGCAAAGGAGTCAAGGCCATAATGGACAAGGGGAGAGTCACGCTGTCACGCATTGATGATAAGCTAGAGAACGTCCTAGACTTACTACGTGGTCACATTGACGATGATAATAAAAGGTTCGGCAAGGTCGATGGTAACTTTGAGAAGGTCCAAAATGTTATCTTAGGTAATGGCAAGCCGGGTCTGATTACGCGCTTAGATAGGCTAGAGCAGACTGAGGCTGTCCGTAAGTGGGTGATTCGCGCGCTAGTAGGTGCCGTGTGTACTGGTATAGCTACTCTAGCTGTGAGGGGCTTATGAAGAAGTTTATTACTACGTTTTTACTGTTGGCTTGGTTCTTTGGTTTCCGCATGGAGACAGGGGAGCCTGGCGTCTTTGCTACTCTTATTACCGGCCCATACCGTTCTAGGGCTGCATGCGAGAAGTCCTATCAAGCAAGCCTAGCTAGTATGCAGGCATTGTTCGGTGACGAGTTTGAGGCCCAGCCTTGCAGGGAGTCTATCTAAGTGAGCGCACTAGATTCCGATGATCTCATATCGCAAGCCCTCAAGCGCGTTGGTAACGAAACTATTACCACAGACGCGGAGACATGGCTGCTTAATGTCCTAGACAGACTCTATGAAGACTTCCATTGGCCTTTCCTTGAGAAGCTTACTACAGGCAATCTTACTAGCGGGCAGTCTTCGGTTAGCTTGCCTGCTGACTTTCAATCTCCCTGGGATAAGAACTCGTTTGTACTCATTGATTCCAACGGTAGTTATCATCCGTTAGCGTTCGCTACTGGTTATGACCAGGACTTTCTAGCTAATCCGGCTACTACAGGCACGCCTACCCAGGCTCTGATAGACTTAGGTAGCGATACATGGCGGCCCTATCCCCTCCCCGAGACTGCCTACACTTGGCAAGTTCGCTACAAGCGTAAGCCTACCCGGACAGACCCTTATGCTACCTTTACACCAGATTTCCCGAACGATGAGATTATTATTCAAGCTGTATTTGTACGCGCGCTACAGCATGAGGACGATGACCGTTATGTACCAGAGAGTCAAATACTCGCGCAGATGATAGCTCGGTACAAAGCTAAGTTTAACCTACAAGCGCAGCGCAGCCCTAAAGTAAGGCTGTCTGCTCGCTTCTCTACGCCTACCACTTTTAGATAATGGCTAACAAAGTAGCTAGCGGGTATATCACAGACCCGACTAATGTAAACGACCACAAGCGTACTACTACAGGGCGCGACATACTTAAGCTGGGTAATGTCCCCTGCATGACGCTTCTTACCGTTGAAATTAGCGGTACAGCGGAAGTAGTCATAGAGTATAGCGAAGATGAAAGCGTCTTCATCCCTGTAGCTACTCTCACGGAGACTAGCGGGGTTCAGTTTGCTATACCAGCTAGTGTAATAGCTATTAATGTCACTTCTATTACACCGGGCTATGTCCGTGTGGTCTATCGTACAGTGGTGCTCGATAACATCCCAGCACAGACTCTAATCGTGTTTGGTACTGCTGTAGTCACTAGCCCTCTTGTTAGCAGCACCGATCACGGCAATCTCACCGGCCTAAGCGACGACGATCATACGATTTACACACTGAAAAGCACATTGAATAACAACGGAGACATATACATCCGTAGCGGTGGTAACGTCACTAGGCTACCTATCGGAACAGCGGGGCAAGTCCTAACAGTAGTGGCTGGCCTACCGGCGTGGGTGTAGAATGGCCTTACGGCATCGTAAGCACCAGGAGTCAAACAAGCTTCGCGGCGTAGATAGGGTAGACGACGAGGCAGACATTGAGCTAGGAGCCTTCGAGGAACTAGCTAACTGGATACCCGCAGACGTTTATGCGTTCAAGAAGAAGAGGGGCGTTACAGCTCTCAACCCTTGCGGCCTAGCAGGGCTTACTACTGAGGCTGGCGACCCTATTACTAGCGAAGCTGGCGTCTTTATCATAACCGAGTTCTCTACTCTTTGTGCTTTCTTTATCAGCACGGAGAATAACCTAGTTATCACGACCGAAGCAGGCGATCCTATCGAAGTGGAGTCTTAATGGCAAATATCAAAATATCAGAGTTACCCGCAATCACTGTACCACTAGCAGCAGACCTAGTGCCAGTTGTGCAAGCTGGTGTTACCGACCAGATTACACGCGGTAACTTTCTCAAGAACATAGACGCAGATGCTACGCTTACCGATATTACTACGAATAATGCTAGCACTACACAGCATGGCCTAGCCCCTAAAGCTACCGCTCCTGCTGCTGGCTTGCGCAGCGTTCTAGCTATCGACAACGCGGAGACAGTCTATAAAGTTACTGCCCTGCTCGATAATACGAACCCGGAAGCACTAGGCTCAGTAGGCCCAGGAACTTCCCTGATAGCTGCTAGACGAGATCACGTCCATTCTGGTACGGGATTGACTGCCACAGACTCAGACGCGATACATGACAACGTATCTGGTGAGATAGTCCTAGTCACTGAGAAGACTACTCCGATAGCTGCTGACTTGGTTCTTATCGAAGACTCAGCTTCTAGTAATGCTAAGAAGCGGGTGCAGCTCTCTAACTTACCGGCCCCCGGGTCTGACACGCAAGTTCTGTTTAACGATAGCGGTAAGCTGGGCGGTGATGGTGGGCTAACATATAATAAGACCACTGACACGCTTACGATAGTTAAAGCGGTCATGTCTGTAGGCGCTGATGTTGGCATCGCAGCTACTACTATGTCGGGCACGATTACGCTGACTACATCTTCTCCGCGATACCAGTCACTAGACCCAGATGGGTCTGCTAGGAACGTAGACTTACCCGCAGCCGCAGCAGGCTTAGCTTTCTTCATTGTAAACCGTGGTAATGGGGCAGAAGTAATCACAGTTCGTACTAGCGGTGCCGCAACAGTAGATACGATTGATAATGATGAAGGCTTAAGCGTTATCTGTGACGGTACTCGCTGGATTTCCGCCAAAGCAACTTTGGTAATTGTCTAATGAAATATGCTAAGCAAGGCGGCTTGTGGCTGCCTAAATATCTCCGCAACAATCGGGGATTAGTAGCCCCTGGCATGATGCCAGTCTCAGGGCCACAAGGGGCGGCGCCAGCACCTCCGTCTACTAACTTAACTTTCTGGATGGACGGGAGCGACCTATCTACCCTATGGAAGACGAACACCCAAGGCAATAATCCCTGCTGGAGTGTGCAAGCTAGCGCAGATGACGATATTATTGAAGCTATTCAGTCTTTATATCCAGGCCCTACTAGCGAGTACACAGTAAGTAACGGCGGTAACGTCTTTACAGCCGTCCCTAAAGTTAAGATGACGACCCCCTTGCTGGGGACTCAGTGCTTAGACTTTGATGGTAGTGATGATGTTACCCAGATAAGCAACCGTACTAGCGATGCATTAATAGCAGCCTCTAGCCTTTTTACTACGACTGCACGAACTATCATACTCTCTGTACGGTTTGATACGTTCCAAGGCTCTGATGGCTACCGGGTAATCATGGCACACGCTAGCTCTAGCGTTAATTGGGGTGTGTACCAATTCAGGATAGGTGGTGTGAATAGCATCGGTGCTAATAACAACGATGGGGGCTATGACACTGTAACAATTAACGCGGCTATTGACACTAATTATGTGGTGATGTGTCGCCATGATGGTAGTAATCTTTACCTATCACTTAATGGTGGTGCCGAATCATCTGTAGCTAGCGGTGCTCTATCAAGTGGTATAGCTGACTCTGTTGCTATCGGTGGTAATCCATCTGAAAGCGGCCACTTCCTAGATGGGCGTATAGGTGAAATTGCTGTATGGAATGTTGACCTAGCTGCACAAGGCACTGACCTTGCCGATGCTATAACATACTTCACGGACAAATGGATATAGATGAACCGCAACCGCAAAGAACAACGTGAGATCAAGCTAGTAGGCGTTAACCGCGCGGTAGACCCTACTAAGCTAAAGCTAGGCACGTTCCAGTCTTTAACAAACTTAATACCGGCTAAACGCTACAAGATCAAGAAGAAGCGTGGTGTAGTCCTGCTTGTCAACGAAGCAGATGTACTAAACCCCGCTACTTGCGCGCTATGCCCCCAAGGTACTCTGCCAGAAGCACAAGACCTTGATACAGTCTGCTGCTACGATAATGTTACCGACATCTGGTCTGATGTAACCAGCTCTAGCGGGCAAATAAACTACGTTAATCCAGCAGACCATTCATTCTGGTGTACGTCCGGGGAAGCTAATGGCTTCGCTAGCGGGCCTTACCCTGATGATGCTAGTATCCTATGGAAGCTATGGGAGCCTACTACTCCCGCTGGGCCAGGCTGCACGCTGACAGACATAGGCTCTACCGAAGCTGTAGAGTTCACCGGGTACACAGCTAACGTACAATCTACACAAGCAGCACAAGCTGGTAGATCAGGGCATAGTGATGAAAAGTCATACATGCTTGCTATGTCCGGTATCACACCCGCTCTATGGGATGCTGGTACTAACTCGCCTGTCTACTTCGGTGAGACAAGCGGGGCTGTAGTAATGAGACTGGACTTCCCTTGTGACCAACTAGGCCCTTGGACGAAGTACGGCAGCGATATATTCTCTGTCGTAAAGTGCGTAGGATCAAATGGGCTAATCATAGCTCATTGGCCGATACCATTCGCTGATAATTACGAAGACTACCTAGAGAACTTCGTAACGGGTGGAGTAACAGACCCCGGCAGCCCTATCCCCGGGATTACTAGCCTGGACGCTTTCAAGTCTCTCCATGCTAATGCTACGGCTCTGTACGCTCTTTGTGACGGCGCTGAGTTCGCTAATCCTACAGTGTTTAGCATGGATAAGGGGGACTTCTCCCTTATAGACTCATGGGCTATCACTAATGCCGACTTTGCAACGCCTCTAGGCTTTCACGTCTACAGCGATGATCTTATCTTTGTGCTCGGCTATGTAAGTGAAGTTATCGGGGTTTACACGCTAAACATAGGGTTCTTAGACACAGCTACAGGGATTACTACAACGCTAGGAACAGTGGTTAGCGATTGCATACAAGATGGTACGAGCGACGGAGCACATGGTTTTCAGTATGCTAATAACTATTTCTACATAGGCTTCGACGGTGGCAAGGTGCTTAAGGTAGGCCCGCTACTTTGCCCTGGTACTAGCAATCTTTGGGAAGTGATTTGAACTATAAGCTATCCGGTAACATGATGGCTAAGTGGGGAGCTAAGGCTACATTAGCTGTGATGGCTGAGAGAATGGGTGTACCACTAGGTAGCATGCTAGTAGCCCTACGTGATGCTCTAGGTTATGAGTGCGCGTACTGCCAAGCTGCTAGCCAGATACTCAAGATACAGGAGCGGCTAGGGCAAGAGAAGGCGATAGAGCTTATAAGCAGGCTCCTAGAAGCTAAGAAGACAAACGACACGGAAGAACTCGCTAGAGTTACAAAGGAATTGACTGGTAAATAATGGCTACAGGCGATGCTCTCGAAATAAAGCACCTTCACAACTACCGTAGACCCGGTGAAGTGGATATATTGCTTGCCTTTATCAGGCGTGAGGATGACGTAGATGGTCTATTCCAGTGGAACGGTTCGGGCTGGACTCTCTTACTAGAGCTAGAGGGTACTGATTTAGTTTATGACTCGGTTACATGGCTTAGTAAGGTCTTCTGGTGCGACGGTAAGAATCATATTTGGTATCTGGACGCAGACGAGGGCCTGACATGTGAAGTGACTACTTCGCCCCCTGTCCAGTATCTTATAGTCTTCCAAGAGCGTCTAGTAGGAGCTGGTGACGCGCGCACACAAGCCGAGATAGAGGCAGCAGGCTTAGTGTGGCCTGCTGATTCTAACCGTGACCGTGTGCTTTTCTCAGAAGCCCTAGACTTCAACCGTTGGAGCCCCAACAACTTTATCGACGCTCAGACAGGCACCGGAGAGCTTATTACCGGGCTAGGTATTAACTCGATTAACTCAGCGGAACGGGGAGCACAGAGCCAGCTAGTAGTGTTCAAGAGGCATGGCATCCTGATTAACGATGGTGTGCTAGCTTCCGGCGACCAACGCTTAAACATCGTGAGCAACGTAGTCGGCTGCCCAGGCTACCATTCTATCTGTAATACACCTTTCGGCTTAATCTTCTGCTCGCATAACACGGTGAGCTGGCTGGATACTAGCGGCAAGGAGCCTCAGCAGATAGGTTTCCTGATTAGCCCCGATATTCAAGCTACCCAGCATGACGTGGAAGAGCAAGTAGACCTACAACGCTGGCAAGCTGCAATCTGGCATAACTCCATATTCAAGCTAGCGATAGCTGCTGATAATGATTCAGAGACTAACGACCGTGAATGGTGGTTAGACATGCGGCCTCAGTTATTCCCGCAGGAACAACTTTGGTACGGCCCTATGACTGGTGATAAGATACTCCAGTACGTTATCTACCAGGGCGAGCTGTGCGCTGCTGAGATGGGCACGATCTTAATGTGGAAGCTAGATGTAGAAGGCGTCTATGGTAGTATGACCGACCCTACAACGCCTAGAACTAGCACGATGGTATGGCCTAGACTAGCTAACGAGAACATGAGCAGAGGCAAGCTGGACGCCTATGGTTTCAAGGGCCTGATAGACTCGGTTACGGCCGTAGCATTAACGGAAGGAGTAGACTACGAGCGTGGTCGAGCTACTACTAGCGAGACTCTTACAGTGCCAGCACGCCCTGCTGTTTATGACGTTACAAGGCCGGTCAAGCGTAATGCTTACGACGCGCAAGTAACTATTAGTCATTCCGCAGATAGTGACATAGAAATACACGCAGTTTACGTTAGAGGCAAACTCACCCGTAGACAGAGCGAGAAACAAGATGGGAGTACCCAGACATGAAATTAAAGATCAAATTGATCGAGCCCGCCGACATAGGCGCAATGCGAATCATGGCCGCTGACTTCATCGAAGAAGGCGCTATGGAGTATCCAACGATTGACGACACAGAGATAGACAAGGCAATGATGTTGATACTAGGTTGCATCGGCAACCCTGATTATATCCAGCTTATCGCCTACGATGGTAAGAAGCCCGCAGGCTTTCTACTAGCCTATGTGACGGACAAGCCTTACTCCCGGCCTACTAGAGTAGGCGTAGCTCAAGAGCTATACGTTGTGCCTGAAAAACGAGCAGGCATGGTAGGGCTACGCTTGATGGAAGAGGCTGGCTTGATAGCGGTAAGCAAAGGTGCTGAGGGCTTCGAGTGTGTAGGTTCTTACAATGGCACAGACAAGCGGTGGGAGAAGTTCGGCTTTAAGCCCTATCTTACATACGGTCACATGGAACCAGAGAAGTTTCTAGCAATAGTCCAAAGGTTTACCAAAGGGAGAGCAGCAGCGGCATGAAGATATTTACTAGAATCGTAATCGACTTGTTCACCGATGAGGTGACGTTCACCGAGAGTGAACAGTACGAAGGCCCACTAGCACTAGCTGCCGGTGGTAGACCTATGGGCACTACGCCCTCTCCAGCAGGCCAAGCTGTCAAAGATATGTGGCAGAAGGGTCAAGGCGACATGGCAGCACGCCTAATGTCTGTCTACGCTAATAACGAGAATGACCCTTACCGTGATAAGGCAGTAGAGCGTATGACCGACAGCATCAATGCCCAGTATGGAGCTAGAGGGTTAGCTACTAGCGGGATCGGTATGAAGGGGGTCTCTGAAGCTATTCAGAACTTCGATCTAGGCCGTGAAGAGCAGAAGACTAACCAGGGTATCCAGATATTACAAGCCGGCTCGGGAGGGGTTACGAATAAAGCTGAAACTACCCCGCGCGGCCTATTTGGTCTTAAGTAGAAGGGAATCACTAATATGCCTTGGTTTGCAGCATTAGGAGCAGCAGGCGGCGCTGGAGCAGCCGCAGGAGCGGGTGCCGCAGGAGCAGCGGGAGCTGGCGCGGCAGCAGCAGGAGCAGCGGGCGCTGCTGGGGCAGCAGGAGCGGCTGGTGCAGCGGGTGCTGCCGGGGCTGCTGGTGCAGCCGGAGCAGGCGCAGCCGGTCTAGGGGCCGCTGGAGCTGCTAGTGCGGCAGCACCTATCGCAGCCGGTACTGGTGCAGCTCTAGGTGGGGCTGGTACTGCTGGCGCTAGCCTAGCTGGCGGTAGTACAGGAGCAGCATTAGGGGGTGCAGGAGCAGCCGAAGGTATCGGTGTAGGCTCTATGTTCGGTGCCCCACAAGCAGCTAGCGCAGCTCCTAGTATGGGCAGCAGCATGTTCAACTCCTTTATGAACACGATGGGCGGTAACGCTCAGTCAGGCTCGCTACAGCAGTACATGAACGTCGCCAATAATACTTCTAACCTTATCAATGAGCTAGGCCCTAAAGGGTCGATAGCTAGGGGTGATATTGGCGGCATGATGAACAGTGCTAATAGCATGACCAACTTCGGTAAGCCTAGCATGATGAACTCCCAGCAGGAGAGCAATATAACGGATTATCAGCGGGGATCAAGTGGCAACCCTAACATAGCCGTCACAAGCTCCCAGGAGTTTGCTAGATTGCCTAAAGAGATACAAGACGCTTTACTAGGAAAGATACTAGGACGCTAATGCAAGGAATGAACTTACCACAGCCGCCTAGTACATCAGAAGGCGGTAGCGGAATCATGGGCGGGGGTAAGCCATCAGCCCCTCAGATGCCCGGAGGTGGGATGGTCCCTATAGGACCAATGGCTAGCAGCCCACAAGAGGCTAGTGCAGCTAGCGCCCTAAGCAGCGCACCACGTCCTATGCCTAGACCTAACGACCCTATACGAGGAATACAGGGCATGAAATGAGCGAGAAAGATACTAAGTCTTTATTCAACAGCATACTTGAGGCTCTTAGCTCGTCTGCTAAGTCACGCCCTGACATTATGCCAGCGGGTTCACCAACCGATGCCAGGCCCTATACCTACATGGGGCGTGTGTCCTACCAGCCTACTAGCGTAGCGGAGATCATGTCTAGGGCACCCCAGGGCGAGCTAGAAGGGGCTGGGCAGACCCTACAGCAACTAGCTCCCGGGCTAGCAGCAGCGGGCATGGCTAAGCAGTTTAAGCCTGGCTTGCCTGCTAAACATGCATCAGGAGTACAACAGCTAGCAGAACTAGCAGCCGCAAATTCCACACCAACTGTAGCCTTCGAGAAGATGTGGCCTGCTCTAGTAGATGCTAATACGGGCCAGATTATTCACGGTATGGCAGCTTCAGGAGCAGGTGGGCATAACCCCTTATACGATGTTGCGAAGGGCATGAAGGGCTTCGCCCCACAGAGAGCATTTGTAGACCCTACCACGTTCAAAGCTTACACAGAAGCCATGATGGAAGACATACTTCAAAAGAAGTATTTCGGGAGATAACTAAGTGGCAGACATTCTCGATACAAGCAAGTCGATCTATGACATACTCGCAGAGAAGCGGGCTATGATCGAAACACAACGCCCAGATGTAGCTAGACAGCTACCCGTACTAGGACAGGCTACTCCCGGTCAGCGTATGCAGGAGTCGGCTCAGAACCAGCCTCCGCAGGAGCTAGCCGATAGCCTACAAGCCATGATCGGAGCTGCTACCCAGACAGTAGCAGGCCCCCAGGCTAAGCCTAAAGAACAGGCAGCCGTAGGCGCTGAGATCAACGATGTTCTAGGTTATCTCAACCCGCTTACGCCTAAGAGAACCTACGGCCCTAATATCGGTGGGGCTATGGGTATGGGTGAGAACGCTGGGGGTATTCTAGGCTTAGGTATCCAACCTATTGACCTTCTAGCCTTCACCATAGGCGCGGCCCTTACGTCCAACTTACCACAGGACAAGGCTATCGCTACTACCATGCAGTTAGCTGGGATGCCTAAAGCGTTCCGTGATAATCAAGAGAAGAGCGCGCGCGCCTTCGTAGACGACAAAATAAAGCAAGTTGGCTTGCAAATCAGCGGTGAGAACCTAGCCGAAAGGCAGATGGAGAACGCTCAGAAACAGTCTATCATAGAGCGGCGTAATGCCGTGCTTAAGATGGTGGGTGAACGCTTAGCGACAGGCAATCCTCTTAATGAGACAGAGCAGCGAGTAATCGGCGTGCTAGGTAGTGGCGTGGTAGACGCTGCTATGCTAAAGGAGCTTACTAGCCCCAGCATACAACAGAGCTGGGCTGCTTATCAGCAGCTTAAGGGGCTAGCTGGCGATACTAATGTGAACGCTACTTTCGATGGGCCAGGAGGCTCTAAGTTTACTATTGGCAGACCAGGGGGTAGTGCAGGCGTAGAGACAACTCTACGAACTAGGGAGATATTAGCCGCAGCGCGCGAAGCTGGTACGCCCATGACTATCGCGGCTGCACACAAGCAGGCTTTAGATGAAGAAGTCCAGCTAGCAGGCGGTAAGGCTAAGGCAGTCTCCGAGAACACACCTCTGCCTGCTCCAGTGCAGGAACGCATAGTTAGGTATGACGACCTAGCTTCACAGTTGCAGACTTTGAAGGATAACTACCATCCTGATTTCGTTGGTCCTGTAGCCTACCGTAGCTACAATCTACGTAGACAGGGGCTAGTGCCCGGGGCAGCCATGCCTAGCGATAAGGAAGTTAAGTTCCATCAAGCGCAGGAATACTTGCAAGATATACGCTTGCGCGTACAGTCTGGAGCTGCTACGAGCGAACCTGAAGCAGGCCGGTTGCTCGGTACATTGCCCCAAGGAACAGACATGCCTGATGTTTACAACCCTGGTTTGACTAAGGCATGGGAAGACACGTCCAGAACGATAGGTAGGATTAAGAGGAACGCTATCACTCCCAAGAAGGAAGTAGGTACGTCTGGGGCTACCCCGTCTACACCAGCACCAGCGCCTACTCAAAAGAGTTTGCCCCCACCGCCTCAAGGATGGAAATACTAGATGGCTGAAGCTACAAATACCCCAATGGAAGGTAAGCTCGTCCACAACCCGAGCACTGGCGAAGTGGGCATGTGGGATGGGCAGACCGTAACTCCACTACCAGGCAAGCTCGTTACTAACGAGAAGACAGGCAAGCAGGCGTTATGGGATGGTAAGGTACTTACCCCTATTAACATCAATATAGACCCTAACCAGCCTACCGCTAAAGAAGACCAAGCCTTAATCGGTAAGATACCGCAGGGTACACCTACGCCCGCTGCTAAGCCTGAAAGCCTGATGGAGCAGATGCTCCGTCTTGGTAGGATGGGAGCTGGTATTGCTCTCCCTGTAGCAGGCGGTATCGGTGGGGCTGCTCTAGGCGCTGCTAGCCCTATCCCAGGAGGGGCCTTAATGGGCGAGATGGCGGGCTCCGCTGGTGGTGAGTACCTAGCTCAGAAGCTAGGCGTAGCAGAGCCTAGTAATGCACAGATCGGCCTTGCAGCCGCTAGTCCTATAGGGGGCAGAGCACTAGGAGCACTCGGTCGTGCCTTACCTATCAGTAGAGCGGGCGCTGTTAAACAACTAACTAAGCTACTTCCTAGTGAGACTAGCGCGGCTTTGTTCAAGAAAGCCGGTGCTAATGAGCTAGACCAGCAGGCGCTAGTCGGTCCTATACAAGCAGTTATTAACATGAGCCAGAAGCTAGGTAAGGAGTCACCGGCTACTTCTGTTATAGATGACGTATTCGACCAGCTTACGACTACTCCTAACATGTCGTTGAAAGGAGCAGAGAGCCTGAAAGACACCTTACAAGGGTATATCAATCACTACTCGCATCTAGGGGGACAGAATTACAACCCTACTGTAGCAGGCCAGCTAAAGGGTGTGCGTGCTGCCTTAATGGAGAGTATCGAGGCGGCTAATCCTGGGTACAAGGCAGCCATAGAGAGTTACGGGCGAGAGCAGAACGTCAAGCGTCTAGGGGCATTGATTAGCAAGTCTGCCGACCCCGAGAAGGTTATTAAAGAGCTACGCTCTACACCAATATCTGACCTATCAGCTAAGAACAAGCTGATGATGAATAGCTTTGATGATGTAGAGCTAGATCAAATACAGGACACGCTTGGTAGGCTAGCTAAGAAGGTATCACTACAGCAATGGGTGTCTAGCAGGCTGGCTGGTGCAGCTATGGGTGGTATGCTAGGCTACCAGGGCGGAGGGTCAAGAGAGGCTATCGGAGCAGGTGTGCTAGCTGGTATGCTAGGCTACCCGATAGGGCGTAGAATGATTAACGAGATGGTGAAGAGCGGGACTATCAACAACCCGTCTGCTGTGTCTACCGCCGTGCAGCTTTTCCGCGCGTCTGTAGCCCGTCTACCAAAGTCTGCACAATCTCAGCAAGAGCCCCAATCAGAAGGCATGCAGCAAAGATAATAACACCGGCAACAAAACCCATATAACCCCCGTAAAAGTGCCCACTACGGTAGAGCTATTTCTACCATAGTGGGCATTTTAGTTTACTGAACCTTAATTGTCAACGCGCTAGGAGCCCCAGGAAGAGCAATGTCGAAGCGCACTGACGCGGCATTGATCTTGTAGCCAAGCGTAGCCAAATGTGAGAAGCGCAGCTTGTTCACACCGTCCACCAACCATGCCAGGGGAATGTCGTACTCAATAATGGCAACCACGTTTTGATTAGCAGACACGCCCGCAGAACCCCATAGCTGGATAGGCCCATTCGCATTGACGAACAGCTCGCCTTCATTAGGGTAATCAGGGTCGAACACGTCCAGCACCAGCGTAGCCTTAGTAGCGCCTACCGGCTTAGTCACGTTGATCGTGATAGCGCCATACTCGGGCATAGTAGTAGACTCCATCACTAGAGGCAGTACCGTGACCACGGTAGTAGGAATGTTCCCACAGCCTTCAGCCTTAGCCGATTCTCCCCCTGTATTAAAGGCACTGACCGCAAAGCAGACTTGAGCCCCTTCAACAGCGACGAGCGGAGGGGCAACGAACGTGACCGAATTAGCGCCTACTTGACCGATTTGCGTGAACGTCGCGTCAGCGTTCTTACGATAGAGCTTAAACCCTGTCTCATTGTTGGAGTTATCCGTCCAACTCAGCGTGAACGTAGCAGAGCGTGTCTGAGCGTCTGCTTGGCTGCCTAGTAGTAGAGCCAGCCCGACAGCAAACAGTAACCTTTTTATCATCATCATTCCTCCTGCTTATATAAGCCTAGCCCGTTTAGTTACCTAGCTTATCACCCCCTATTTACCTCTGTATATCTATCTGGGCCATCTGGGAACATCTTCTGCAAGTGCCCTACGATCCCTTGGAAGCTAGCTAGTAGCTTGTCCATATCAGCTTTAGGCGGCCTATCGTCTTTCAGTACGCCTGCTTCATGAGCATCAATAAGCACAGCAAGACAAGCAAGAGCATTAGCGAGGTGAGGAACGCGAGTAGCAGGGTCGGCCCATTCCCCATTGTACCACTTGTAAACATGACGCAGAAGAGCAGCGACGTAGACACTAGCAAGAACCCCAGCAACTCTAAAATTGTAGCCTCCATACTTCAAGTCTCCTTCTGTCATAGCAAGGGCACCGTAAGCAACAGCGGTCATAGGAAAGAGAGTCAAGTCCAGCCTAGTAGTAGCAGCCCGGTCTTTAGGGTTAGTAGGCTTGAAATTGCCGGTGCTATCGCTAACAGCAATCTCAGGTACAGCCTCTCGGATAAAGTTAGATATACTGCTCATGTTCTCTCCCTTAGATGCTTTGATAGCTCGTCGTAGCTTAAGCACACCCTAGTAGCGAAGCGGTACATAATATCATACCGTTCGGGCTCATGCGCCATGAGTATATACCCCGGCTTACCTTGGCCTATGGTGTAGCCTAGCTCTAGGTGGGCAGACTTACCAGCAGGGGTAAGCAGCACTACAGCGCGCGCTAGGTCGAGATGGTACTTATCGAAGTCGTAAACATCTTTAGCATGCTTGCCATCTAGTGCCTCTTGATAAGTACGCCCCCTAGACATTTCGTAAGCTTGCCATTCATCGTCAGCGTTCTTGCCTGGAGAGTACCAATCGTCAAAGACATCGAAGCCGTCTAGCCGTAACTGGTTAGCTATGATAGGAACTCTCGGGTTGCGTAGCGAGCCAATTAAGTATATCAAATTACCTCCAAGTATTTGAGTAGTGCTGTGAACGAGACAGCGCACGCATAGATTATCACCGTTCTAGTTGGTAAAGCCTGACACCAGAAGATCGTAGCTAAGACGAATAGAAGCTCTCTAGCTACCATACTTTCTCCGTAGGTAATCTAGGCTTACAGCCATTTCATCGAACTGCCCTTCGTTCACTTCATGGAAAACGTAGATGCCTCTCCAATGCCGGTTGCTGATAGGGTTAAGGTACTCTTCGTCATGCTGGTAGAAACTACCGGCAATCAAGGCCGTGATAGTCTTACCGTCTGCCCTTTGCCCGTAAGCAATATCCCGGCCCTGCTGGTGCCCAGCTACGCAGCTCATGTGAAACTTGCTAAGCAAGGCACTAGCTTTAGTAGCCGGTCGGCCCATGACGCCAGTAGGAAAGTAGTGGCAGTACATGATACCGTCTATGTTAATAGGCTGTAGGAAGGGCACGTACTCCCAGCCCCAATCTTTATACATTACATCTTCTACGGATATGAGCCCCTCTAAGTGCGCAGGGTCAGCGTTGATCGCGCGTGTAATGCGTCCTTCACCATGATTCCCGCCTAGCATTACTAGACGGGGTTTATATTGGGCATGCTTATGGCTCTTGGCTATATGGTTATATCTTACCAAAGGCATCATAAGTAACGCCATGCCCCGCTGCCCAGCATCTAAGTCTTTCTTATACCGCCTGTTCTCGAAGTTCTTAGAGCCCTTCTTATCGTAATCAGATAAGCTAGGCATATCTTCCCAATCCCCTCCCATCACCACAACATCAGGCTTCTTATCTACGATATACTGCCCGCACCAGCTTAGATGCTCTAGCGGTACGCCTTCACGTACTTGCGTGTCAGGAATGTAAAGGTGCTTAGCCATGCAGTTCCTTTGTGTAATGGGCCAATAATAGAGCCTCTGCTCGGTTATGATGCTTCTTAAGCTTGAGGCTATCTGCTAGCATAGGGTAGAGCTTGATTGCTAATGCCCTGGACTCTTCTTTATTATTAGTAAGACCTAATGCCTTCTTCCATACGCGGGGCGATACTCTCTCGAAGTTAGGAGTTAGCGCCCAGCAGAAAGCTAGCCAAGCACCGTAACCTACGCCAGTCTGGAACGTACTAGACACCCCTTGACCGGGCATGGCTTGTTGCTGCTCTAGCGAGAGCATCACGTTATCATACGACAAGCAGTAATCTTTTAGCAGCTTATACATACCATGATAGTCGTAGATTCTCTTACCTTTCTTATTCTTGTAAGTAGGTATGTCATATACGAAAGCCGCATCATACTTGTTAGTAACTACTCCGATAGCCCCTGTCAACCCTGGGTCAATGCCTATATAAGCATGAAACATAAAAAGCTCTCCTATATATTCAATGGCGGCTTAGGTAGTGGCCGCCAGTGGGATATGTCTTTATGCTCAAAATCAAACTCCCACTCGTAGCCACCAAATCCTACCCCACAGAGACTAGAAGAAATAGTATTTCCATCTGTGTAGTAGCTTACTTGACATATAGATATTAGTTTCTGGTCAGTCCAGCTTGTAGCTGCTACTAGCACCGGAGTATCAGCCGGGATAGGCTTATCTTTAATGCTTATCCATGCGCTTCTTTTCATAAGTAACCCCCTCTCCTATGCTTCTTCAAACCACATCGGTCTAGTAGCATTGCGAATAAGAGTAGCAATGTGGCCCTTCTTAGGGCCGTGCCGGTTCTTCTTGACAACAAAGTGGAGAAAATCATCATTAGCCTCGTCTACTTCTAGGACAGCGTTCAGAGCACCGGCATAGTTAATCCCGCTCGATTCCTTGTAGTGCCCTTCCCAGCTTAGCTCGCTCGTAATGAGTACCGTAATGCCTTTATTAGTGAGTCCCTTGAAGGTGGAGAGCCAGCTATCGACTGACGAGCGTCGTTGATTAATTTGATAAGGTAAGGTTTGAATACTATCCACAACGATGCTGCTAGGGTTAGGTAGACTAGCCAAGTCACTATCGAGAGTATCAATGAAAGGACGGTAATAGATATGCCTGCTCGCTTCAATGTAGTTCTCCTTCCCTACTGCCTGTTCGATCCTATAGCGCATCCAAGTCTCGCCAGTACCATCTACATCGTAGTAGATCACTGGCTGCTGCTGAGCTAGCTCGATAGCTATCTGGAGCATCAAGGTAGACTTGCCTACTCCCTCTCTGCCGCCTATGATCCATACACCCTGCACGCCCCTAGCCGCTGCTGATATAGTAGGTAGAGATTCTATCTCCGCTCCCATCGGCGGATCGCCGGGCTTCAGCTCGGACATAGGCACTAGCTTCTCGCCAGCGTCTTTCTGCTTCTCGGCTATCTCGTTAAACTTCTTAAGGTCTACTAGTCCGTTGCCTAGCTGCTTGCTAGCTTCGTTAAGTATCTCTACAAGGGCTGCCTTTTGCTTAGAGACCCTAATAAGGACTTTGTGGTCTTTACTGCGGTAAATTTCTTGGATGGTTCTAAGAAACTCTTTTGTATCTGCCTCTGGTGCTCCAAGATTAGCCAAACAATGAGCGTATATTGTTGAGAGCTTGAAAGGTGCCGAAAGACCATTCTTAGCAAGTTGAGTAACAGCACTGTGTACGATCCTTCCTATTTTGCTAAGCTCTTTAGGGTCTAGGATACTAGGAGAAGCAGCCCCACAGACTATGGAAGCTATCAGCTCCTGCTCTAGTGCTGCCCCTATCTTAGCTGGCTGTTTCAATCTCACCCCGCATCATGTCAGCTTTGATCTTGTCCATGATCGCAGTCTCGGCTGCTAGCTTTAGCTCGTCTTTATGAGTCTCGTAGTGAGCCATCAGCTTAGTAGCTTTGCCTACGATGCCTTCGCCACAGTGCTTGCACAGCCTGACTTTAATTTGATTCCGTTCCGCCACTTGCAACCCCCTTTGGCTTGTCGTCGTTTTCGAGAGTCATCTTATACAGATGATTCCCTGCGGTATGAAAAATAATTATCCCTTCAGGGTTAGGGAAGTCAGTGGCTATGCTGCCGTTCTCTCTTAGAAAGCGTATAGCCTCATAGACTGCATCTTCCGTGAATGGCCCTTGATAGATCATAGGCACTACATGACAGCACTCTGGGCGAACATCACTAGCAGCCCATCGCGCAGTATTAAACAAGCTAAACCGCTTCTCTTTAAGGCCATACCCCCGGTTGATGCCTTGCCCCCACCACTCCCCGAAGTGCCTCCCCGGGCCTAGCTTAAGCAAGTCTTCTTTGTACCACTCAACCCATCTAGCGAAGCCATAATTATCAGAGCTAAACGTAAGCCATCGGTTACGGCTGCCAGCTAGTACGTCACCATCCTCAGTAATCATCACTTGCGCGTTTGTCCCGTCTATCTTCTCGGTGATTACTATGTCGCGCGCGAATCTAGCTATCTTTCCAAAAGACTCAAACTTAGTCTCCATTGATAAGCCTCCTAGTTCTAGTGCGCAGCTCATACCGGCGAAGAGCCTCTGGGCTATAGTAGTAAGCTGGGGGAGGGGGCACCGGCCCTGTAATCTTGACTGTCTTCAGAGCCCTAGCTCGAAACTCCGCTTCTTTCTCTTCTAGCTTATCGAGCATATCGTGGTAGCGCATGCCCTCATAACCGCCTTCTACCCTAGCCATTATTGCTCCGCTCCGCATGAGCACTTGAACTCATGTTCATGTGGTTTAACTCGTATCTCTTCAATTTTGATGGACACCTTATCCCCTACCTTAAGCGTGCGGTTAGGGATTAGGAATTGAATTTGCTTAAGTGGTACAGTGAAGCCACAATCGAATTGAAAATAAGGTTCTTCATCACACTTGCGTTTCACCGTACCTACTAGCCGGGTGAATATGTCAGACTTCATTTCTGAAACTGGTGGTAATTGCCACATTATCCTATCTCCTGTTCATCTTCAAAGCTGGAACTCTCGGGCTTAGCAGGCATACCGGCTGCTAGTCGAGCGGCTTTCATCCTAGCAGGGAATTGTCGGCATGACTTACAAATCCAAACTGACTCACTCTTACCATAGTGGGTCTTGACACCCTTGGCAATGTCTTTGATAGTTACCGGGACTGCTTCCATGTCCATAGCACAGTCACAACCATGACACTTAGCGTGGATCGTCTTTTGCATCCTATACCCTCCAAGGTTTTTTGTTCTGCCAGCGCCACACGTCTAGTGCAGCTAAAGCAGGCTCTAGTAGAGAGGCCGTAACTTGAGGAACTTCCTTGGTATATACGTCTTTGTCTTTAGGTATATACACCAAGAGCCCGCCCCCTGTCACCATACCTTCCTCTACTAGAGCCTGTTGATAGGCGTAGTTCTGGAGTTCATGCTCGGGGTAACTGCCCTTACCAGTCTTCCAGTCTATGACTATGTTATGATCGGTCACTAGCGCATCCAGCGTGCCAGCAAATCCGTACTTCATAGACTTAACTACACGCTCAGCACCTTTAAGCTCGTATCCTTTAGATTCCCACCACTCCACCCATTTATCGTAGACCTTCTTTTCGTCTTTGGTCATCTTAGGAAGCTTAAGGTCCTTGAGCGTGTAGTCTATCGCCTTGTGAATCTTACTACCCCAATCCCTAGCTATCTGGCTATATAGATCATAGCCGTATGGCTGCTTAGCAGCTATGTATTCCTGAATACGATTTATACCAGCCCCCTTGTCTATCAGAGCTTGTATAAGCTCCCTTTCCATCTTGGCAGCCCAAGGAATCAGGAAGGGTTTGCTAATCACGTCTAGGAAAGTAGTCACCGAAACATACTTTCTAGGATCACCGGGGAAGTCGTAATATCTGCTCATTAAAACTCCGGCTCTTGTTCACCTTCGTCTGGGCCTTCTTCTTCCTCTTGCTGTTGTTGCTTCTTGAACGGGTTAGGCTTCTTATTAAATCCGCCACTCTTCTTAAAACCACCCGGCTTCTTAAAAGCACCACCACCTTGCCCTTCGTTGTTCTCGAAGACAGCTAGCCCAACGGGGAGCTGAGCCTCGAAAGCGTTACTAAGGAACTCTAGGACTTCGCCTAGCCGGTCATCCTTGAGAGTACCCCGGTAGATTGGTCCACCTTCAGTGTTATCCCACAGCCCGAAGTTAGGGCCTTTGATATAGCCGTTGCCCTGCTTGACTGACATAGCCACAGACAGTACCGGCTTAGTTGCACCTTTGCGCCCGCCGCCGCTTCTTCGTTGAAATGCCATGCTAATCTACCTCCCTTAGTTCTAGGTTGAATGAAAACGGTTTGATTTTGTGGCGCTTGATAGGGTCATCTGATAGGTCATCGAATCTCTGTATGAGCTTCCGCACCTTACCAGGAAAGTAGAAGCAGTAAAACTTTTTTCCACGCCTAAACTCTGTATGAGTTTCTTCTACTTTAACTTTTGAGCACCCCTTATCTTTCATAGCAAGAGCAACCATGCAAAAACTAGCCTGCTCTGGCACACCATTCTTGATATGCTTCTTGAGCACGTCAATCTTGATTGCTTTCATTAGTGAACCCCCTTTTTATCTTCACCGTAGCTAGCGGCTACCGCGCGTACTTGGGCCATATCGGGGACTGTTATGCAGAACGCTTCTAGGACTTGCCGGATGTAGGACATGAGAGCATCGGTAGGGTCTACCTTAGCTTCCATGCCAGCGGATACTATGGTGATAAGGCCATTAGCGAAACGATGCTCGAAGGAGTCTTCATGCCCACACGGTAGTACGGGGTAAGCTTCTTTAGGTCGTAAATCCCTTGGCTTACCTAGTTTGTATTTGGAGTTAAGAGTCTGGACAACAGCCCCTTCGCGTATAGGATCGGAAGTTGTTATCCTGGAAGTATGCATCAGCGTTCCGTCAGTAAAGCGACCCTTAGTGTCTCCGGTGATCTTCCCGACGAGCACAGCATAGCCGTCTGAAGCTATCTCGACTCTCCAATCATCCAACAGCCCATTAATATCTTCTTCCATAGTCACCGCCTTTCAGCTAGTATAAGCACGCCTATAAGATTGTCAACTACCATCGTTCAGAAATCTTCGGTTCGATCTTAAGCTTAATGTCAAACCCCGGTATAAGCTTCTTTAAGCTTGGGGGCTCTGCCATCGTGTCTAGTATAACCTTCTGGTATTCCTGGCTATACACTGGCAAATCCCATGTCAGCTCGTCGTGTACTTCGTTTATTAAGATGGGCATTGAAGGGGTAGCCTGTTCTCTTAACATGCTTTGCCATTCTCGATAGGTCATTCCTTCACAAGCTAGCATTGCAGCTTCACAGTCTATCATAGCGCACCCCGTCACCATACTAGCTAAATGCTGGACTGGCGTGTTTATTGCCTGATTGGTTAAGGCCCAATACCGCTCGCTCCGTTCTCCGTGGTGCGGCAAATGCCGGGTGTAACCGTCAGCGCATACTATCTTCCCTGTCTGCGCTAGCTCGATCTTCTGCTTCTCCATGTAACGAACCCACCCCGGAAATAAACCTAAAATTTGGTTTCGCACCTTCTCGGTTTGCTTCCTATGCTTGCTATAGTCTTCGCTGAACTTGAAGTCTAGTATCTTCCAGAGATTGCTAGACATTTTAGGTTCTTGCATATTGTAGAAGATTCCTAGAGTCATATTTTTGATTGCACGGTAAATCTTGCTAGTCTTATCTATGTCTTGGTGCAGAACCCGCTTGCAAATATCGAGATAGCCCCTGCCATTGTAGAAGAAGTCAAATAAGTTCGAGTCTTGAGAGAGCCATGATGCTAGGATAGGCTCTAGCGACTGGTAATCAAACGCCCCGATACTGCCGCCACGGAATCGAGAGACTATCATGTGCTTGGCATCAGGCGGCCAGTTCTGCGCGTTCTTGCTACTAGGTACACCCTCGTTCTCACCACCGCTAGACCGTCTGCCGGTGCGTGTTCCTAGCTGGTTAATCCAGAAGTGCAAGTAGCCCTGCTTGTCTATGTGCTCTTCTATGTCACCGTAGACGCTATCAATCTTCTGGAGCTGATTGTACTCTAGCAGAGTAGGTATAAACCCCACTCCCTGCTGCGCGTACTGCTTCAAGTTAATCTTGTCCACAGAAGGTTTCTTATGCTTGGTGTAGCTGATAGGGTCTATCCCTAGCTTGTCAAACAGTAAGTAGCGAATATCATCGTCTTTAGTAGGGATAAAAGGCTCCTGCTTATCCCAGCCAGCCTCGACCGCCATAGTGCGCAAGGCAATCTCTCTAGTGCTCATGTGCATGTTAGTAGCAGTCTTGAAAGTGTATAAGTATTCCTTGTCAACCTTAGCTCCCGCTAATCCTATCCGGTAGAGGGTCATAGAAATCCGGTGCATAGTCTCTACAAGCAAGCGCGGCTGCGCGCTATTGACTAATAGCGGGTAGAACTTCTTAGCCAACATGAACGTAGCCCATGAGTCGGTACGGCAACGTGTCTCTCGCTCTTCGGGAGTCCAGTCCCTAGCATCTCCTGTCTCTTTTAGCTTAGCGTCTGTCTCGGCTTTCCAAGGCTTAGTGTTATAAGCCGTCAGTGTAAGTTGCTCTAGCCCGTAAGAACCCCTGGGTTTATTCTCGTCTAGCAGCTTAGCGAGTACGAAAGTGTCTATCAGCTTGCGCCCGGCATACCAATCTTCTTTGACGCGCAAGCCAGCCTTTGCTAGCTGGTCTATGTCGCCTGGTATATTATGACCTACTAGATACGAGGCTTCGTCTAGTAGGACACTAGCTGTGCTAGGGTAGTAGGCTTTGTCAGTTATGTCACGCGCGATTGCCGCTTTGCCATTAGCAAAGCCTAGAGTTATCAGCTCACCATCTGGGTCATACTCGGTATCTACCCCTAGCGTATTACCTGAAGGGTAGGTCACTATCGGCGCAGGAATAGGCTCGGCAGCCAGCAGCTTAATATCGTCTATAATATGCTGCTCATGGTAGAACAAGCCTTCTAGCACCTTGTCTATCCCGTATGTGATTCGTAGTTTCATTTAGGTTCAGCTAGCTCCGCTTTCTTCTTGCTGGGCTTCTTAATTCCGAACTCATATTCAAAATCTCTCCCTCTAAGCTTGCTGATATTCACCGCGCTAGTATCGAGAGCCAGCCTAGCCGCAGTCTCGCCAGCAGCTATAATATAGTCGAACTTGTGCTGCTTGATAACTTCGTCTAGCTTAGGCTTTAGCTCGCGCAGAGCTTTCATGGTTGGCTTGCTTGCTAGTGCCGGGTACAGACTAAAAAGCATAAACTGGTAGCCTGGCATAGTAGCCCGCGTGATTAGCCGCCTCATGCTTGCCTCTTCCTCCGTGGAAGCTACTACTATTAGGATGTTCATCCTAGCAACTTCTCCCTTTCCCATCTAGGCATCTGGTCTAGGTCTTTGCATGTCGGCATGACTATCTTAGGATTAAGCTCCCTGAAATTGTCTATGAACTCAGGAGCATCTAGGTCAGGCACTATCCAAACATCCGTCAAACCTAAAGCAATAATCTTACGCTTGATATGCTCCAGAACTTCTTCGCTAGGGGCAGCCCCCATCGTAGCAATCGACGGGTAGAACTCAGCAGCAGCTAGTGACTTCATAGGGCCTTCTGTGATTACTACTGTATGCAAGGCATTGGGGTTTTGCTTCTGGGGCCAAAGCATAACGATACTGTCTCGTCGGGGAATAGGGGGAGAGTCGTAGCGTAATGGGTCATTGACCATAGACCTAGCTTGCCAGTAGTGGAAGCCAATGCTGTTTACGCAGGGGATAACTATGCGAGCACCCTTGCTTAGGGTAGGATACCAACCATTACCCCTAGCTAGTTGATAGCTAAGTTCACGGTCATGCAAGTAAGCCAGCATCATAGGGGATATGTCGGGTCTAGGTGCAGGCATCGGTAAGTAAGTTACTTCACCGTTGTTAGCACGTTCTTTCTTCTCATGCTCGTAGATCACCCTAGCACCCCCTCGGCAAACTTCTGTAAGCTCTTACAGGCGTACCAGTATGTATCAGGGGATATATCGTTTGGCAAGGGGCTAACCTTACCTTTGCCACCGATACCATACTTAGCGAATAGTCTTAGAGTTCTGGCATGCTTTGTGCGCTGCCCTGGTTTTCCTCTACCAGCGTCAGACTCTATGGCCGCGTCATAAACTTTCTTGTAGTTCATAGCTTGCTCAGCTTGTACTGCCATGTTCGTAGCTACAAGCTTAGAAGGGTTGATATTATCTAATGGTACTGTCGGGAGAAGCTTCACAGTAGCCCGCCCCCTCCAGGAAGGCCAGCCACACAAGTGCGCTAGCTCGACTAGCATGTGTTGTTTAATGGACTTGATAGGAAAGTATTCAGCATCTTTGTAGAGCCAATAACCCTCTAGTCCAGCTTGGCATAAATCTTTCTGGGCCTGCACTACATCACCTATAACGTAACGGTTTTGACGTGCCATCTTCCAGGCCATCTTACTAATCAATTCAATCTCAGTCATTCAACTTGCCACTATCTTTCATCCAACGTGTATTAAACTTGTGGCGCATTTCTGGGGTCAGAGCACGCCATAGGTCATCAACCATTGGCTCTAGCTCTGCCACTCTAGCCCTTAAAGTAGCAGTTTGGCTAATCTCTGCTCTCCTAGCTTCAGCATAGGTCGTCATAGGGGTTAGGGGCTTTACTATTTCATCAACCATACCGACTACTTCATCATCGAAGTCTACCACGGCCATATCGCCTATCACCAGTAGTTCATGTATAAGCCTATCGCGCTCGGCTAGGTATCCCTGCGAAATAGATAGCCAATGCGCCATAGATGCCTCGTGCTCGGCTCGTAGCTCATCACGCTCATTGCCCAACTCCCGCAGCGCAGCGGCCACCTCTTCATGCCAGTAGCCAGCACAGCTAGAAAAATGGCCTTCTCTGCCATCACGGTTGTTGCAATCGCATGGTAATAGCCGCTCGGTTTGCTCATCATACTTGTCTTTCATAAAACCTCCACCTTATGCCAACGGTCTTTCTTGTAAAGATAGGCTCGCTCTTCTAGGAGTTGAAGCTCTTTAAGCTTACGCTCAATTTCAGATTTTAGACGTGATTGAACGATAATAGCGTCACCAACACTGTCGTATTCCTTCTCCCAATGCCAGAACAACCGCCCGGGTCTAGCTATACGGTAAACACCCCCTCGCTGGAATAGCTGATAGGACCTTTTCATGTTACCCCCTGTCTTTCTTGTCAAGAATATACTCTGTTAAATCGCTAGAAAAGATTATCTGGGGCCTTCGGTCGTCTTTACGCTTACGGTCAGCAAGCATCCAATGAGCGAGCATGTAAGCATATCTCCTGGTTATATGCTCGGGGTTAGCTTCTAAAAGCTTAACAAGCATGTCCTGTAAGAAATCTTGCATGTCATCCTTCGACCATCTCTGTCGTCGGCCAATCTCCGTTACTAGAGATTCCACAAGCTTATATTCTTTGTCTGTCACAAGGTTTCATCCTTAACCCCATCTAGTGTACTGCGGCAACTTTCTGATATTCAGAACTTAAACATGATCTTATATCTGTCAAGAGTTTGTCGAATAATATAGCTTCGTCCATCTTAGCTACACTATCCTTAAAACTACCTTCTGTTAGCTCTTTCAGAGCTGTTAGTGTAATCGCGTCACTTTCTTTTTGTAGATAGGCCACAACTATCTGAAAAGCTTGAAGAATTTCCTGTCTATCGTCCTGTTCTAGTTTTAGCATTATTCCCCCCTGGTGTGTGCTGGTTATTTCCAAAAGCGCCGGATAAATCGCCCTACACCTACTAGAATCCCTTCTGATTCTAGGGGCTTAGGAGCGTCTACTTGACTCGAAATCAGGTAATCGCTAACGCGGTTCGCGGGTTCAAATCCCGCCCTCTCCGCCATTTCAGTAGCTTTTTTTGTCTGGTCGCGCAACTGTTTTTCTTGCGTAGAAATCTCAGTAGTTGCTTTAGAAGGTTCCTCCTGTTCTCTCGGTTCTAAGTATTCCTCAACTTTCCTAACTGCTAGGCGTAGCCGCTCTATGCTATGTTGGTTGTAATTCTCATAGACCTTGCTAGTAGTGTGCCCGGTGATCTTCATGCCAGTAGACTGCTCCACTCCGGCCCTATCTAGGTTAGTAGTGCAGCT